TTCGGTTGTGTGAACCATGGTTTTATTACCCCTGTTACAGGGTAGATAGATCAGGTTACCCATAAGGTATTCCCTACTATCATCATCCACGTACAGCACACAGTACTAGCACCCACTAGCACCGGCTTAGCCATGGAGATATCATAGACTTAAACCACTACACACTAGTTCTACCAGTGCATAGGAAAGCCTGCCACCACCCCTATGATGGTGGCAAATAAAAGAGGGGCAGACGCCGAAGCGTCCACCCCTCTGCGGAATCACTCCGCGTTGGTCAGGCGGCATGGTGACCGCCATCATGGGTGTGGTTTCTTTTCAGTTAGTGCCTGTGGCCACAGTGGGGGCAGGTTCTCGTATAAGACGAAAACCTTTTCCCGCATTTCACGCATATCCACCGCAGTAATGATTTACCCAATGATTACCTCCTGTTAGTTGTGTTTTACCGCCACCCCTGTGATGGTGGCAAATAAAAGAGGGGCAGATGCCGAAGCATCTACCCCTCAGTGCCCCTCTTCTTCTTAACAGCGTTGTCGGCATCCGCTTGTGTCACATTTCTGTTGCCAGGCAGCGACCTGCCCCGTGTCACTCAAGACACAAGTGTCACTTAAGACACGACCGGCTCTAGGTTCAGAGTTCGAACGTCGTCGGGCATTACCCTAAGCGTACGTTCGTACCTCTCCCCGGAAAACAGATTGACCGCAGTAAACTGCAGCACGTTTCCCGTCAGGGTTAATCCTTTAACGTCGAAGAAGCGCTCACGCAATTCTTTCGTTTGAGGACGAACCAAGATGATTTCAGTGTTCCAAGGGAACGCCAAGATCATCACGAGCGTACCGTCACTACCAAATTCGCGTAGTCGGTAAACGGTTATGTTGTGGCTCAATTTATCACCCCCTTTCGGTTGTGTGAACCATGGTTTTATCACCCCTGTTACAGGGTAGATAGATCAGGTTACCCATAAGGTATTCCCTACTATCATCATCCACATACAGCACACAGCACTAGCCCCACTAGCACCGGCTTAGCCATGGAGATATCATAGACTTAAACCACTACACACTAGTTCTACCAGTGCATAGGAAAGCCTCCCACTACCCCTATGATAATGGCGAATAAAAGAGGGGCAGACGCCTAAGCGCCTACCCCTCCATTACTGAATTAACTTTCTTTACTCAACGCACTAAAATGTCAGTGCTCATACTGACAGTGGGGGCACGTTCTCGTGTAAGACGAAAACGGCTTTCCACACCGTCTGCATATCCATTGAAGTATATGCCTAATGATAATCACCTCCTTTAGTTGATTATGCTCATAAAGTTTAACTTACCCCCCATACTCCGGTGGGCTCGTTAAAGCTTTAAAAAGCAGACAAAAGTACTAGATTCCCCTTCACAATTTTTTTCTGTTTTTCACTCATGTTGGTTTTTTTAAGAAAGATTGTTTTTTTGTGTGTGTACGATTTGACAGGTGTGGTTTTTGCTGCTAGATTGTGCGGCGCAATAAATATTTTTACGGTATATCGGTTATCGGGAAATTTTCGAGTAGAAAGAGGTTGTTTATGGGTCCGCGTGATGAGAATGATTTTGATTATGAGGATTCTTTGGAGAAGTTGGAGGAGGAGTATTTCGGGGACAGAGGGTCGGTGTTTGAGCTGTATTCGTCTTCTGACTACGATTTTTTCGACGAGGACAACGGTTATGATGGTTATGGGGACAACAATTATGCCTACTGAGGTTTTGTCTGGCGACGATGCCAAATTTTTTGAGGATGTTTTGTTGGATGATAAATCGGATAAGGTTGTCGTAGTTGATTCTAGGTTGCTGGTTGCTCCTTTCAAGGACGCTTTTCACGATTTGTTGTGTTCTACCCACGATGTATATTATTTTGATTTTGATGATGATGGTTTGTTGGAAAAGCTGCGAAAAGTGGTTGTTCGACTACTGTCTTGGGAATGTTACAAGTATGTGGTGTACGTGGGCTATAGGCAGTCTTGTGATTCGTTTTATGATCTTTATGAGAATCACGGTATTTGTTTTGATGCCGCCGTTTTGATCGACGGACGAAACGACGACGAAACCATTTCGGCGATGAACAAAAAAACAAAGAAAGTGCTGTGCATCAACAGAGCCTACGAAGACAAAATCGTTTCCAGCAAAAAAAACCACGTCGCATACAACATCAAATCAAAAATTCCTTTGAACTATTCCAAGAAAGCCGCATTGGAAACGATAGGGTTTCTCACCTACGGCTGCTACAACGTCAACTTCCTTCCGAAAGTTTACGGAACGAAACAAAAAATAGTTTAAAGATCTTCCGGATCCAAGAACACCACGGTGGGCATGTCTTCGATGACGCCCATTATCGTTTCTTCTATCGCAACATCAGTGACACAAGAAACATCGTTGATCATATCCCACTGTTCCGAAGTGAAGAAACAAAAACAAATCCTACCGTCCTGGTTCTCGAAAACCACTATCATTCCGTCGACGCCGGAAGAATTTCTGTTGCCACCATCATTTTCCGAGTATTCGAACAAAATTATCGGATCACCGATTTTCTTTCCTCGCCTGGGCGAACAGCGACCTCAACTTGTGCCAAACTGTTTCCATCCAACGATCATCCACAACCACATAGTACCAAGATATTAAAAATAAATAAAAAATTTTGTCGCGAAAACCGGTTTTTAACAGAATCAGTTTTCGGAATCCAGAAACTGGGAAATTTCTATCAACAAATCCCTGGAATTCATGTAAATACTCAACGCTTTTTCGTACAAGTCTTCGACCGGAATTTTTTGGATTGAAAAATCTTCGTTGTCGTCGGAAATTTCAGGCATCGTCGTCTTGTATCTCCAAATCTTCAATCTCCACCCAGATCTCGTTGCAGTCTCTGCAATGAACTTCCGTTCGGTTCTTCCCGTCCTCGGTTTTCGGCAGGCGTGTGAACTGAAAATTGGGCGGATAAGAACAATCCGGGCAAAAATTAGGGTCAAACGGCATTGAAAATCTTGTCCTTGATTTCTTTAGCCAACAAAGGTTCTTCCCTAAGTCTTGATATTGAGGCTTCTCTGCCGTGCGCGAAAGATTCACCATTATAGTAAACCCAGGCGCCTTTCTGCGTGAACAAATTCGCATCTATACCCGCATCCAGCAGGCATCCGGCGTAATCTATTCCTTGACCGTACAAAATGTCGAATTCGGTGACTTTCATCGGTGGAGCCATCTTGTTCTTGATGATCTTGGCCTTGACTCTGACCCCAATCGAGTTTCCTTCCTTGTCTTTCAAATCTTCCTTTTTGCGAATGTCGATTCGCACGGAAGCAGCAAATCTCAAAGCGAAACCTCCCGGAGTGGTTTCCGGGTTTCCGAACATGATTCCGATCTTGTTGCGAATCTGGTTGGTGAAAACCAGCAACGTTTTGTGTTGATTCGCCAACGAAACCAATTTACGCATCGCTTTCGCCATCAAACGCGCTTGTAAGCCCATCTGGGATGATTCCATGTCGCCTTCCAACTCGGCTTTCGGAATCAAGCTCGCAACAGAATCAATCACTATCACTCCGACTTCACCAGTTTTGACCAACGTGTCTACTATCTCCAACGCTTCTTCACCGTACGAAGGTTGCGCCAAAAGCAGTTTATCAAGATCCACCCCCACAGTGGACATGTACGTGGGATCCAAAGCATGTTCCGCATCGATATACGCGCAAGTCAAACCCATTTTTTGGGCTTGAGCTATTACCGACAAAGCAACCGTAGATTTACCCGAGGATTCAGGACCGTAAATTTCCACGACTCTACCCAAGGGTAGTCCGCCAATCCCGAGGATGACATCCAACGGGAGCGCCCCAGTGGAAACAGAAGGCCAAGTTGACGGATTCTTGTTTCCTAGAATCATTACCGACCCCGTCCCATATTGTTTTTCTAATTGGGCAATTGCCAATTCAAGTTGTCTTGACTCTTTCTGTTTTTCTGTCATGGTAAAAACAATTATACCACAACTAAAGATCTTTCGAGTTGGCATACCATAGACGCTTCATTTGGTATAATGGTTGTCACGCATCAGAAAGTAAAAACATGAAAAAGAAAATAGACATAAATTACGATTACAAAAGAGCATTGATAATTCTTCAAAGAACAAAAACTCCGATGGATCTACTGAAATACTGGTCAATTGCAGGTCCGTGCATGGAACAATGCCCTGACATAGAAAAAATAATAGAAAAAAAATAATGTACGACTTGACGTACGACTTGACGACACGTTACAATTGTTCAGCGCCCCCCCTACCCCCCCTCCCCTGTACGTATACTACTAAACTTATATTACTATATATTATTATATTAGGTAATACACTATTTTTTAAGAATAGTAGAATCGAGCTGCAGTGAGAATCTACCAAATCTACATGCCTGACTTGGCAGTTTACGTCAAATATAAACTGCTTGACCCAGACGAAGTCAAAGAACTCATGCAAAAGCTTCCAGCAGACAACGTGGAAGAATTCAAAAAAGGTGTTTTAGACAACGTTGTTTTTAATTTGAAAACAGATATTGCTGAAGCACTCAGACGGAATGTCCAGAAACGACGCCGAACGTTCCTTGACGTCAGTATACAATGGCTGTGTGATGCTAAATCCAGGTCTTGACATAGACAGTTGGGTTTCGTTGGCTAATCCTGAGTTTTTTGATCCCGGATTTTTTGACAATAACGTCGACTTGGAAAACATGCCCATAGATTTTGATAAAGTTAAAAAATTTATTCACGACAAAAGGAACAACAAACAACAAGAAACAAAAATAAAACAAAAAAAGATAACGAAACAAAAATTTTTAGGTTTAGAAGAGTATTTAAAGTCGCAAGTCATAGGTCAAAATGAAGCCATAAAAGAAGTTGTCAACGCACTCAAAAGATCACAAGTTGGATTGTCGGACGAAAACAGACCGCTAGGGATTTTTCTTTTTGCTGGAGCGTCTGGAGTCGGCAAAACACACCTCGCTGCGTCAGTGTCCAGATATTTATTTGGGGAAAACAGCCAATTGGTGAGAATAGATTGCGGCGAGTATCAACACAAACACGAGAACCAAAAATTGATAGGTTCACCACCTGGTTACGTCGGTCACGACGAAGGCGGACACTTGGTCAACATGATGAAAAAAAATCCTAACACTGTGATTCTTTTGGATGAAGTTGAAAAAGCTCACGTTGATCTGTGGAATACTTTCCTGAGAGTTTTCGAAGACGGAATTCTCACCGATGCAAAAGGCGAGCAGATAAGTTTCAAAAATTCGATAATCATATTGACCACCAATTTAGGTAACGAAAAAACGGTCAATTATTTGACTTCTCCTGGCGCTGGTTTCACCAGAAATATAGACACAAAACTAACCACTTCAGAAACACCGCAAAGGTCAATGGTCGAGAAAAACAGCCTAGAAGCAATAAAAAAATATTTTAAGCCAGAATTTTTAAACAGGTTAGACAAAATAATTGTTTTTAATTATTTGTCTTATGAAGATTTTTCAAACATTGGAAAACTTGAAATGTACAAAGTGGTAGACAAATTGTCCAAAAAAGGTTTTATTGCCAGCTATACCGATGAAGTCATTGACGCCCTAATCAAAAAAGGTGTTGACAGCATCCAAGGAGCACGAGGTATTTCAAAAGTGAGACGAGACTTGATAGAAACACCTTTAGCTGATATTTTAATAGCAACATCAGTGCCACGCGGTTCTAAATTTGAAATAGCTTTTTCCGAAAATGAATTTATATTTAAAACAATTAAACCCAAGAAAAAACAACCAAAATACTCTACATTACAAACATAGAGTTACTATTTTAGCACAATTACTAATTAAGTCAAAGGATTTTTATGCCGTCAAGACCAATAATTCCAGCGCTAGGTAGAGTAATTAGGCGGTGCCAGGGGAAACGCTGGAGGAACTGCTACTCAACGTCAAAATGGAACTGTAAGTTTTTTGGGTAATGCGGCAGACAGAGGTTTAAGATACGCCATTGGCGCCAAGGGGCCCATGGTTGGAACTGGCGCGTTCGCTAGGCCAGCTGGCCTTCTTCCCACACCAGGTTTTAACGCAAGCTCAACTCAAGCATACGATAAAGCCATTTTAGCCAGAGGTAGTAAAAGAATAGCATCAGCAATAGCTTTTGGTTACCTGGGTGCAGGATACGCAAAAAGAACAAAATCCGGACTTCCACCAGGAAAAGTTCAAGGAATATACCAATACTAAAAACGGAGATTTTACACAATGCCAAGAGTTTTAGGTCTGTTTGATTCAGTAATCAACAACGCAGACACCAGGTATATTGGTCAAAATTCTGCTGCTGCGCTTGCGGGACGCAGAAGAATGGGGCCAGTTGGAGAACGTGCAAGAAATTTTTTGATGTCAGGACGACCTGGTGGGCTTAGAAACAGGGCAATGCAAACAGCAAAAAGAGTCATGGAGTTTAGAGGTAGGGGTTTGGGTAGAGTTGGTGACTTGCCGCAAGGAGCGTTCACTGTTTCGGAGGCCTTTAAAAAAGGCTTGCACGACCAGCCTAGAGGAGCTTTGAATCCCCAGGTTGGTAGTATACTCGGCAACCCCAGGGGATTCATAGTGGGAGATATTGATAACCCGGTAAGTCCAAGAATGAGAATCAATATTGATCCTAGTGGAGTAGCCAATCCCAAATATAGGATACAGGCATACAATCCTAGGAGAGGTTTTGAAACGTCAGTCATGCGGCCAGCGCGGCGGCACCGGCGGACAATTCTTGAATAATGTCGTCGCAACACAAACCGTAAGGAACAGAAACAGAAGAATGATGGGATACGCCGGGCTTGCTGGCGGAATGGGGATTGCTTCGGCGGTCACCACAAGCAGTACGTCGGCGTTCAACAGAACCTACGCAGGACCTTCCGCGGCAATGAAAAGAGAAGGAATTAACCCAATACAAACACCGAGAGGATTGGGAAGAAACGCATAAAACAAAAGAAAGTGATGATGATATGAGTGATTGGAAAATGTATTTGAATAAAAACGGAGATTTTGAATTAGCAAATTTTCTGTACAAAACGATAAACAGTTTGATGAAACAATCTTTGGACATGGGGACTCTTTTGTCCAACGATCAACAAAAGCTGAGGGCATACAAAGAGCATACAAAAAAACTTTTCAAAGACAAATGGTTTGATGTCGCAGAAGCACTGGAATTTTTTGGAATAATAGAAAAATGTACCTGCAGTCTTTACGAAAAAGATTCCTACTGCGACGTATGCAAAGGCGCAAGATATGTGACCAGCTCTTTCTTGTCTCCCGATTCAATGAGGGAGATAGGAGTTTTCACAAACGCTGGACTGAGCGCAGAGTTGGCAGACAAACTCCAGAAAAGTCTTCAACAGGCATTGAACGAATTTCAGTGAAGTGGAATGCGAAAGATGTGGGTCAAAAATGATTCTTATTCTGCAGGACGTTGTGTTTCCAAGGGAAAGTATCACTTTTTTTCATACAAAAGATTTTTACTGCACTCATTGTAGGTGTTCGGTAACCAAAAAGTATGTTAATGGAAAAATCAAGTCCGTGAATTGGGTTGATTTCAATGGGTGACATCGAAAAAAGCGACAAAAAAGCCTTCATGAAAAATTTCGAATCATTGAGGCCCGATTTGTTCTTTCCGCAAGAATGGACGGAAGAGCAAAAAGAAAAAGCATCCGATTTGATAAGGCCACAAAAAACCAGAACTTCCATGTTCGCCTCGATACCAATGAGGTGCGAAGCCGAAAGATGCGTCTTTGCCTCCACCTGTCCGCTGCACAAAGAGTCCCTTGCCCCCAAGGGCGATCCGTGCCCGATCGAGATGTCTATGGTTTCTCAATTCACCTACGAATACATGGATCAGCTGGAGGTGAGTGCGGACAACCTGGTTGAAGTGTCGATGGTCAGAGATTTGGTGGACCAGGAAATACAATACATGAGAAAAACAAAACTTTTGGCGAAAGAACATTTCGTGCAGGAAAACATCATAGGGGTGGATTCCAATACCGGCGAACCAATACTCAGAAAAGAATTGCACCTCGCAGTAGAATTGGAAGACAGACTTCATAAAAGAAGAAGGGATTTAAGGAACCAACTTTTGGCGACAAGAGAAGCCAGAGCAAAAGCCGGACAATCTCAACTTGACACGGCTCAAGCATTGTCCGACATACTGGGCAAAGTCCATTCAATAGAGAAAGAAAGAGAAAAACTATTGAACAAAAAACTTGGAATTATAGAAGTAGATTCTTACATAGAAGATTCTGAACAGGAAGATTTAACCGATGCCGAGAAACGTAATAACGAAAGCCGCTAAAAGCAGACTGATAAACCAGTACAGGGGGACTAGAACTTTGCGGATCGGTGCTGAATCCGTCCACCGCAATATCCAACAGGATAACCGGGAGCGAGGCGGAAATAGAAAGGCTTTTCGGCACACCAGATCAGTTTATGGAAAGATACAGAGCATTCCAACAGCTGTACATAAACAGGCTGAGGGATCCAGAAAACCTTTCGTACAACGTCGATCCGGCAAGACTAGCGACCGCCATGAGACGGGGAATCGATAGACTTTAGTCTTTTGAATTATCAGGAGAGTGCGAGAATTAAAACATTTTACAACGAACAAGTCATGAGGTTACACGACATCCTGCAAATATACGGAATGCCGGGATTGACGCTTCCTAGCGCTAACCTGTATTCGGCGCACATGAAATACAGTGTTGACCTCAGCCGCCCGAATGTGCACCCAGCCTTGGCGCTGATGAACGCTAGACATTTCAACATAGATGCAACCAAAGATTTGATTTCGTCCGTGCTTCAAGAAGCCGCTTCTCCGTTAACCTACAATCAGTTACTTTCTGGAATGTCTCAACTGAGGTCTGATCGGAACATTTGACCCGATGGGAGTCAGACCGGCAGCGGGTTCGGTGAAAAGAATGCTGATGATAGACACTGAGACGACCGGATTGGGGGCGATGTCAAGGATAAGGTCTATTTCTTCCTCCGGAATCACGGTTGATGACACTGGCGGTATTACGATCGGCGATACCAGGAGCAGAATATTCTACAGGCAGCCGGGGATGGAAGGCGGGTTGATTAGAATTCCCGCCACCGGTGAAGTAGTTTCACTGGGTCAAGGTCTTCCAGGGCAGGAGACTCCCGCAGGCGCGGTGGCTGACGTCATAGATATCGTGTCCAATCCGGATGAGGCGAGACAACGATTGGCCCAAGAGCTCACCGATTATTTGTCTTATGATGCCATCGCATTCAAAAACGCAAGGTTCGACATAGATCAATTGATGACAACGGCAAGGTCAATGCCAGGTTTTGAAACTGATCAAAATTTGAAACAAGCGTTGGCTGCATTTTCTGATAAAATTGCTAATGATCCCAATTTTGTTATTGACGTGGATTTTTCGAACAGATTGTACATGGAAAGAAAGTTGATCCAAAAAATTGAGAACTATTTTGGGCAGGCACTGCTAAATTCTGGTGGTGAAGAAGCAAGGTTTCTTGAGTCTGGGGGAATCAGATTGTTCGACGAGCACCGGAGCGGCACTGTACACCGATTTTGCCTCAATACCAGAAGATGTAAAATCTGCGGTTCAAGAACTGCTTTACAGCAAATCGGGTTTTGTTGTTTCCACCGAAATGTTTGACCAACTGGTGGTAGGTGGAAAATTCACCCCCCAATCCATGGACAACATGGCGGTAATGTCGAACGTATTTGAACTCATACATCAAGAGGCCACCCAAGGGGGTCCGAATCAAAATGCTGCGCGCAGGGTGATGGAATTGATCGGTCAAGGTTCTCACATTTCTGAAACTGACGCCTATTTGGCTGGCTTTCATTCAAAATATGTTCAAACTCGGACAACTTGATTATTCTCCGGGGGATCTCAGTCACCTTCCCGCCGACAGGAGAAGATTCATATCTTTCGCCAGAGACGCAATAGCACAATCAAGCGCTCCAACTTTGACGACTAACGTGTCGTTAAAGTACATAAGTCAAGCTGGTCTTGATTTTATTACGTCGGATACTGGGCTGGAAAGAACCCAGGTAAAAGCAGAACTTACCAGTGTTTATTCAAGGCCAGAAATAAGGGCAATAGCTGAACAAATACTTCAAACACAAAGAGAACAAGACATAGAAGCCGGCGTCATTTTTGGAGGTCCGATAACTCCACAAGAAATAACTGCGAAAGCAGACGAAATACAAAACTTGAGCGGAAAAATATCTTTTAATCCAGAAACAAGATCTTACGAGTTTCAATCAACGGACAGAGCATTCTTGCCGTCGGGTTCGGTTCCTCTTGAGGTTTACAGAACAACGGTTCCCACTCCCGTTGCAAGAGATTATTTGAGGACGAATATCCAAGAGTCGGTGAATCCGGCAAACAATAGAAGAGTGAATTTTCGGAGCAGGAATATCAGGAACAGCCAACCCTTACATTTCCAGGCAAGTTTCGTCCGGTTTGACATACGGAGATTTATCGGTACTTGAACAATCTAGGTCGTTGACAAATTTTTCTTACGGTGGATCGCAATCCTTGGTTCTCAACGATATAGTTCAAGATACTTTTTCAAGCCAGTTGATAAAAGACACTTTATCCAACATCGATGACGCGTCATTGATTCAGACGATGACGTCTTTGACAAGAGAAATTCCAAGAGAGGCGTCTTTGAGACAAGAGTTGTCGAGGAGCCGTAGGCATTTACCGGATCATAATTACGGAGAACTCACGAGAAGGATGGCTGAATCGGGGGGTATAGAAAGACTTGCAAGAGTCGCCGCAGGCATAGGAAGTCCGTACGCTTCCCAGGATTTGGTGACGAAGGCGTTGAACACTCAAATATCCAGGGCTACTGCAAATCAAGGATTGAAAATCAACGCCAAAAGAATGTTGACAGCAGGTTCAGGTTTGGATAGATTTAGATTCTTGAAACATTCTACAATTCTTTCAGAATTAGGAATGAGTTATTTCCAACCAAATTCAAGGGCAAGATTCTTAGGTCACAGCATGTCCTCGACAGGATCCGCCCTAAATCAGCGTAATATAACTACATCGAAAATTTTAATGACCAACACCATGTCGCAAAAAATGACCGTAAGGTACAGGGATGAAGCTGGTCTTTTGCAGCAAGCCAAGTTATTCGACCTTGCCAGAACGGATCCTGCAGCCAGATTGGTCAGAGAAGACGCAGTCGACCAAGCCGGAATTTTGATTCCCATAGGAGGGGCAGTCCCCGATGAAGTATTAACCAACGTTACTGCTGGTTCGTTGAACAGTGTTAGGTTGTCAAAAGTTTCTGGTCAAGATCAAATAATGTTCAACATATACATGGCAGGGCACGGGACCACAGATGAACAAGCGAAAATTTTAAGCGATTCGTTGGTGTCGGCAGCAAGATCGGAGTTGACCGAGCTCACACAAACCCTTGAGGGTGATGAACTAAGTGATATTGATCCGGAATTACAGAGGCACATGGAAGAAAGTATCCCAGAGTTGACACAGTTTTTAGCCTCAGTAGATTCATCGATTACAGACGAAGAAGAAAAGACCAGCAGAGAACTTTTGGTTGAAGCGGTAAAAGGTCAGCGGAATTTCAATTGGAACAATAAGTGGCGAATCAGCACAAGGTATAGAGGATGTGGTAAGGCAGGTTAGCGTAACCCCCGAGATTGACACGTTGCTCGGTCGCAGAACCGCAAGGGTGATAGATATAAGCGAACATGGAGCAATATTGTCACCTTTTGAAAGGACAGATTTGGCGACTGACGCCACTGGGGCAGCGAGGGATGCGTCGGAGGTGATCGTAGAAAATGTGGCGAGAGATTCTCAAGCTGTAACTGTTGCAAACGCTTTGAGCGACGTTATAGATGAAAGAGGAATCGCCCAAGATGTGAGCCAGGAAATGAATAATTTAGGAATTGGAAGAAATTTTAGCGACAGATTTGGTTCCACCACGAGATTGTATCAACGATACAAAAAACCAATCGGAATCGGATTAGCGGCTATAACTGCGCTTGGAATTGGTTACTATGGTTACCGTAAAATAAAAAAAAGACAACAGTATGACGAGACAATGGAAGAACAACCTTCCATGCCGGAGATGGCCCCAAGGCAAGATCTGATGATGGAAGAGTCTTCGATATCGCCGTATTCAAGAATACAAGATCCCCTTTCGACTGCTGGAGTAGTCGGAAATTTGGACAGAAGAAAAATAAATCACACTGCCATGGGTCCCAATAAGTATGATTATTTGTTCAGTTAATTCACGGAGGTACAATATGCCGATAAGAGGAGCCCTTGGTAGAGGCTTGTTGAGGGCGGGGAGGGCAGTATCTCGTAATCCTGCAGCCAGAAAAACTGGTATGGGATTGCTTTTGGGTGGTGCAGCGATGGCGGGGATAATTGCTGGTTCAAAATCTGTCATTGATTCTGCACAAGACGTGGCTTTTGATGATCCAGAAGCAGACCGAAAATTCACCGGACATGATTTTGGTCCAGGTTTTTATGCTTCGCAGGCAGTTGGTGGACCAGTCGCAGCAGTTGGTAGGGCTGTTTCACCGTTGGGAGCTGGAGCTAGGGCAAAATCAGCTTTCATGACCCGGGATTGGGGGTATAGCCGCAACTGCAGCTGGTGTTTCCGCTTTGGCGGGAGGATTTGGCGCTATGCGGAGTGGGCAAAGGTATTGGTATGTTCAGGGAAAAAGTAATTGGTAAACCAATGAAAACGGGGGCAGAAAAATTGATAACTGCTCTTGGTACAAAAACCGGAAAATTTGGCGGAGCACTGAGTTTGGTTGGTGCTGGTGTTGCAGCAGGCGGAATGTACGGCGCCAAAAAAGTTTTTGATAAAACTTCAAAAAAAATGCAAGAAAATCCATACGTAGATCGCAGAAAACTAATTCAAGGCCGAAACATAAATGACACTCCCTCGATAAAGAGAAAGTACAATGCTTCCGGCGATATAGTTTTACGGAATGCAGAACTCTAGAAAAGGATATTAAAAATGGCTGACCAAATGTACGGCACCGCCCCAGAGGTGGAAGAAGGCGAGTCGCCTTTTGGTGTATACAGCGAATTTACTGCCCCGACTTCGATTCAAGCCTTCATGGGCTTCAACGCGATGAGGGGTGCCAACACAATAATGAAAGGTGGCTTTTTAGACACCAACAGAACAACTGGGCTTTTCAGAAGAAATAACACGTTAAGAAGATTTGCCGGATCCGGTGCATCAAGAAGGCTTACCGGAACAAGTTACGCGGACATGGTCGGATCAAGACTCAGGCCAGGGTCTTCTGTTTTCGGCGGATTCTTTGGAAGAAGAAGAAAATTGGCGGATTTGTCGGTTAGCCCTGTCAGTGGCGCTGCTTTTGGTCACCTTGACGACGCAGACGACATAATGAGAGGTTTGAAAGCATCACCAAACGCAAAAGGAATACCGACCCCAAAACATAGACCAAGGCTAATCAACCACCTAGACCCAAGGTCGATGTTCAGGTATCATTCTACATCTGCGCTTACCCAAGCTCCTGGTATGTATTCTCCTGTTGGAGCGTTGGCAAAAACTCTTGGTGGAGTAATGCAACACACCAATATAGGTAAATCTGTGATGCAAGAAGCCGCCGCCTACCGCGCAGCAATGTCCGGTCACCAAGGTTCTGTGGCAAAAGGATTGTTGGCGGAAGGGAGGGAAGCAGGCAAAGTAAGAGAAATAATGGATTACAGGAGAGCTGGTTCTGATCTTGAATTGACAAGCGGTGGATTCTTGGCGTACACCAGAGCGGGCGACCAGATTACGGGGTTGGAGAGAAAAATAGCCGCAAGGCAAGCTGCAGGCAAAGATACTACGAGGTTGACCAGAAGACTTTCGACCGCACAACAAAGCATCAAGGATATCGCCCGCTACAACAATCCGGGAACAGATCCTTTCAACACTAGACAAATTACCTTGAGGCAACTACAAGAAGCCCAAGTCAATGCCAGGACTACGGCAGGTAAAAAAGCAAGACTTTCTAGTTCCGGAATGTCCAGACAAACTTATTTCATGGAGGGAACAGAGAACGCCTCTAACAGGGTGCTGACCTTGACGAAGAAGGCGCCGACTACTCCCGGCGGAGCCGCAACATTTGAGGCAATTGATGAACTTAGCGGAAAAACAATCCAGGTAAACAACGCTATTGGGTCAAGTTTGTACGGAGCCGAAAGTACTCCGGGTAGAACCGCAAACATTCTTGCATCACAACACAGGGGACAATTGATGCAAAGAATGCACGGGTACATGCAGGGAGCAAAGGGTTATGGGAGGGCCGGAGGATTGACTGGCCAAGCTTTGGCTGGAGCTCAATCAGCGGCTAGAGACATGCAAATATTGATGGAAGCCATGGAGGGCAAAGGGGTTGCCACCAGGGCAGGATTCACTACACGAGCTGCAAGACTGGGTGAAATGCAGACTGCCGGCAGGTCGTTCCAATTGACGGGCAGAGAACTTGTCGACGATATAACGAACCTTGGACGAACCAATGTAGCCAGTGTGCGGATCGTTCGCCAGAGGAGGTGCTGTTCTTCCTGAAGAGCAAATTTTGAGGTCTTTTGACCCGTCAAGAAGAACTCTTCGAAGGATGGGAATAGACACCGCCGACGACGCTTCAATGAGAGCTTTTGCAAGAACTACCGCCGACGACGTGTTTACCATGACCCTCAATGCGGGTGGGGGGGGAGCTGTTACGAATAGCAGACTAGCCAGCGGTAGCGGTGCTATGAGACCGGTCACGTCTGAAATTGTAGAAAAGACTGCTGGAAGAGTCGCCGCAAAAGAAGTGGCTGAAGAGGCCCTGGAAAAAGGTCGGAACAAACTTTTTCAAGATGTATGGGGTGAGGGGTGGTGGTGGGCTTAAGGCTCTTGCAACAAAAGAGGGAGCAAAACTTGCCTTGGCAAGGTATTTTACGCCCGCAATGAGTGTGGCAAACCCAATACTCACCGCCCAAGCAGTATACGACATATCGAAGTTGGTTGCCACAAAAGTAATAGGTGGAGGAGCGAAACTTGCAAGAGATGCGATGAAATCCATGCAAGGAACAATAAACAAGCCAGCATTTGGAATGGGTTACGTGGACAACGAAGTGGCAGCAACATCCAGGGCAAGGGGAGTGATGGCGATACAAAACTCAAGATTGAACGCAAGAAGCACACTGGGATCAGAGGGCGGAATGCTCGCCGCTCATTTCGGTTAAAAATATGACTAGTTTAAAACAAAAAACAAAAAAATTCAGGGAAAAACTAGAAACTCTCCCCAAAGAAGATTTGATAGAAATACTAAAATCCCAGGATCTTGATACGATCAAACAAATAAACAGGATAGAATGGGTTTTTCAAAACAAGTTGTCGCATCTAACTTGGGCCGACGGAACACAGGTTTTGTCCAGGCCGTTGACCAACAAAGAGCTTTCTCTTTTGATCGACGAACCTTTTGAGGTTGATTCCAACTTGTTGAGCGCAGGTTTGTCAGCCGAGCAACAAAAACAAATTCATATAGCCAAAGATCCTTGCTTGTGGGCAAGGCATTTTTTGAGCGTAGAAACCAGGGTCTATCAAACGCTGATGCTCAGAGATCCTTCTTTGAGAAAAGTGCTCAGAGCAGGACGACGTCTTGGGAAAACTTTTACCATGGCCGTCTACTTGTTGCACTACAGTTACACCAACAAAGACGGACGATGTCTCGTGGTGGCTCCGATGAAATCGCACGTGGAATTGATATACCAAGAAATAGTGAGGCTGGCTTCCAAAAGCGACATAGTTTTTTCCTCCATAACAAGAAAGGTGACCAGCCCTCAGTTCATGATACAATTCTCAAACGGTTCAACGATAAGATTTTTTACTTCTGGAATGAGATCGGGAGGAAAATCTGACGTTGCCCGCGGTCAAGAAGCCCACGTCATCGTTCTTGACGAAATGGACTACATGCACAACGACGACCTCGACGCCCTGTACGCAATGCTCCAAAAAACGGCGGAAGATCAACCCGACAAAGTCTTGATCGGAGCATCTACCCCTACTGGCAGGAGAGAAAAATTTTGGGAATGGTGCAGAAACGCAAGGTTCAAAGAATTCTGGTTTCCTTCCTACGCCAATCCGTTTTTTTCCAAAGAGCAAGAAGATGAATTCAGAGAACAATACTCAACGATGGGATACAGACACGAAATAGAAGCAGATTGGGGAGAAGATTCGGAGGGGGTTTATCCGAGAAAATTCGTCGACAACGCTTTCGCAAACGACGGGTGGGCTTACATTTCTGAGATAACTTCTGCGAGAAGTTTCCATGTCATGGGAATAGACTGGGACAAATACGGCGCCGGAACCAACATAGTCGTACTTGAAGTTTGTTCGAGCAGTTACGAGCAGGACGAATTCAAAGACAAGATAAAAATAAGTCACAGGGAAGAAATAGAAAAATCAGAGTATACCTTGACCAAAGCAGTAGAAAGAATAATAGAATTGAACGGTATTTTAAATCCCAAGCATATTTACGTGGACAGAGGTTTCGGGGAAGTACAAGTCGAGTTGTTGCACAAGCACGGAATCGAAAATCCGCATACAAGACTGAGGGAAAAAGTCAAAGGATTGAGTTTTGCGGAAACAATCGATGTCAGGGATCCCTACACGAAATTGATGATCAAAAAAGAATTGAAACCGTACATGGTGGACAATCTCAGGCAGTACTTGGAGAGGGGTCAACTTTGCATTCCGTCCACGGATGACGAAATGTACATGCAGTTGATTTCGTATGTCGTGGTCAGGACCACCCAAACTGGAAGACCGGTTTTTGAAGCTTCGGGTTCTGCAGTGGATCACGCCCACGACGCCTTGCTGCTGGCTCTTTTGGCTGTTGCAGAAAACTATGGAGAATTCAGCAAACCCCGTCCTGCCACGAATATAGAAAGTATATCCAACAGTTTTTTTATTCCCCAACAACAGTTTGTCAATTCGGACAAAGAACCCGACGGTAAAAATGCCGCAAGTAGAGTCGATAAATTAAAATATGATAGAATGAAAGTCCGGATTTAGAAAAAAATCCACAAAAACCGTTAAAAGAAACATGTTTTAAAGGAATCAAAAATGTCTGTCAATACTCCAAACATACCAGGTTCTTCTAATCTTTACAATTACGACGTCAAGCCTGAAGTTGATTCTTTGATAGAAGAAAACATCATAAAAGACGGGACAGAAGAATTCGTCAACTTGATGTCTTCCAAGGAAATTTCGCCGGTTGGTTTCAGCAAGATTCCGGTATCTTCGGTTAAGTCAGAGCTCTTGTCAGCCTACAACATGCTTCAAAAATTCATGATGGAACTTGAAGATTTTTTTTCGATCACGAACGTCAAAGCGAGCTTGACTCCTTCTTTGCAGGAAGCGCACTACCAGGTTTGCGATCAAGCCATGGGTGCCAAGACGACGGCTAGTCCCGATCACGTCAGTTACGAAGAATACAAGTATTGCCTGAAGAGCAAGACACGAGCGTGCAGGCTGTTGCTGAACGAGTACGACATTTTGGTAAGTAAAACGGCGATTGGCTACAACTACGACATAATGGCAATATACGAGTGCATCACCGAAGAATTAATACAATTGATGAATTTTATGGACAAAACAATAGGGGAGGAATACGATGACGAAGTCGAGCAAAGCTTGTCAAAAGAAATTTTTTACTGGGCAAAATCATACAAAGAATATACGCAGCTCTTTGCCAAAGAAATCTTGTCAATTTCACCAGAAATTCCACAAGCCGAAATGGATTCTATCAACAAAGTCCAAGCAGCACAGTTCAAAGCATTTTTTTCGATCAAGGTAAACTCGTACAATTCGGAGACAAAAAAATTGATGCGGACTACTGAAGAGAGAACTGGTCGACACATGCGAAATGTATTACGTGAATTTTTTGAGTCCAGCAGTAAAGTCGAGGAGTTTGATGGCCTATCCTTTGGAGTTGACGCTTTTGTCCACCGGAATGAAAGCAAACGCCCCGATTCTTTCCGAGGAAGTAGTCGCGGCTTCTTCCGTCATAAACGGGAATTTGGCGTCTTTGTTGGCTGATTTCAAGCAGAGGAAGATAAACACCGAAAACAGGTTGATGGGTTTGCTGGCGGTTATCAGGGAGAAAAAAAAGTACGTTTCGTACATGATGCAGATGGAGGAAAAGTGCGGCAGGCAAAAAACGATGGTTTTTGTCGATCCCAGCGACGTTTCTTTCGATGCAGTTTTTCTCGGAGCAGGGGCCTACGACGAAAAAAGAGAAACCTTGAATTCGAGCCACAAACATTTATCTGACCTCGAAGAGAACCACCATCCCCAGTATCTTTTGAAATCGGGAGGAGAAATATTCGGAGACATCATCATGGCTCCGGACGCCACGATAGCCGGCGTGAACATACCCCAACATTCCCACAGTGGTTCAGACGGAACCGCCAGGATGAGAGCCAGTTACATAGACTATTCGCAAGACAGAAGCTCTCTCAAAGAAATCGACCCTGAAAAAATACTCATAGAAGTAGACAGTTTTTTTCCAAAAATAACCCTTGTCGGTGAGCCGAAGGTGGATGCAACCGTGAGCGTCAAATTTGACGGAGAAGAATTAGAACAAAACAGGTACGAGATAAAGATAACGTACACGGAAATAGAAAAAGAAGAAACGATATAAACATATGCCCGTCGACATCACCGATTATCCGATAATAAAACCTATCAAACCAAAGGATATTCAGCGGTTATGATGTACGGTGGCAGGCTCGACGAAATTTTGTTGGTCACAGTCACCGACGGAGCAAAACTTCATTGGTTGGCTGCAGCGGCGTGGAAGGCAATGCGTCAAGCAGCGCTAGCTTCCGGGGTCGACTTGAGACCTTCGAGCGCGGGCGACGGATACAGAACTTTTGATTCCCAGCTTAGAAACTTTTTGAAAAGATACCAGCTTGAGCCGAACGGGAACCCAACCAGAATATATGACGGAAAAACTTGGTACTTAAAAAAGATAGATCCCGACACGGGAAAAACACCCGCCCAACTCGGGTCTCCACGGTTCAAGTTGGCACAATTTTGGTTTGGCCATAGATGTCAACATAGGAATTCCTGGGGCACGTCAATGGTTGGTAGAAAACTCGCTCGATTACGGATTCGCATGGGAACTTGTTCCTTCTGAGTTGTGGCACATAAGGTATTTTGCCGGTGACAAACCGCCAAAACTCGTAAAGGATTACATCAACGCAAACAACATAGTACCCCCAATCAGTATGGATCCGTCTTCTACTGTCAGTGCCGCACAAAAAAAACCGATGGCGAATTGGTTCAGGTACGTTCCTTACGATAAATTGGATACTGTCGGTAACGACAAGTATCTGGTTCCCCCGGCAAGGTTTGAGATAACCGTTTCTTCTCCGTTCAGGGATGTTCCAGCAGATTCGTTGATGTTTTTGTCAAGTTCGCAAACCTCCTTGATTAAATCGGTGATAAAAAGCACTCAGGGGATGATACCGGCGAAAATTGAAGACGATCATTCTTATGTTGTAGTTTACAACAAAAAACTTCCAGACGGCACCTATTTTTTCAAAGTGTTGAAAACGGCTTTCAAAGAAAACATATTGTATTTTTTGAGCGCCGAGGATCATCCAGCAGGCCAACCAGTGACCGGAAGGTACCATCTGTATTTTGGTAACTCAAATTTAAAATACGTTAGCCTTATTGACTCAGGGCCGAACATATCCAAATATAGTCAAGCTTCGGAATCAAAAATGCAAATCGTATTTTCCATTATCGAATCAAATTCAGATAACAATGTACTGCACAATTTCAACACTAGAACCATCAAAAATTATTTTACTACTGTGCTTGCGCAAGATCAAGAATTTGACGATTATGGCGCATTTGTTTATTATAATTATGAAAATGATTGGCCAGGTTATTCGTCTTCAGTGGTGGGAGCAAAAGTAGCTGGATACTTCACCGGACCAGCAATAGTGATAAAAGCATCAAAAAATTTTAATGCTGGAAAGATACTGTTAAGAATATTCAGCACCTCAAAACAAGTGTCAAAAGATCCGTATCGGAGGATATCGGACAAGATACGGAAATCACCATAGTTGAAAAGGAACTGCACGAAGAAAGCCAGTTGATAGATTTGTATTCACCAATCAGTGTCGATGAGGTCATCTATGAAAATTATTTTTTGAGCGATTCAGAAACTTACTATTTTTTGATTGAAATAGTTCCACAAGACAATCCCAATTCCAGGAATTCTAACGTAAAATTGGTAGATTTTCAATATTTGAAATCTTATTTTTTGAAATCTGGTGTACTTGAGTTGAAC